ACAAGTACCGCAGTGGAAGTCGCTCTTCGCTTCGAAGGCCTTAACATGGCTGACGGTGGCAACCCTGTCATCGTGACAATGTACCGCGTGTCGCTTGAAATCGCCAAGACTCTCGCGCTTATCGAAGCGAAGCACGGTACCCTCGAAATCGGCGGTATGTTACTGCCCGATGAGACCCTTGGTGTAGGTGCTGGTGCTCCTGCAGGTCTCTCTCAGTGGTTCAACGTCATTAAGGTCTAACAACCATGTCAAACGATACAGGCATACTATTCCCCAATCGCGAAGTGAAGGTGGGGGATGAAACTATCATCGTCCGCCCCTTCTACTTTGGGGAGCTTCCCGTTGTTGTAAAACTCATTTTTCCAATCCTCACTTCTGCAGGCCTGTCCTCAATGCTGAAGGTTGTGGATGACCTAGAAAATCCAGGAAAACTCAAAGTGAAGATGGTTGTTCCTGAGAACTTCGTGGACATCTTAACTTACGCCATTCTGGAAGCGACGGAACCCGTTATTGAACTTCTGGCTTTCGCGCTCAAAAAGGAAAGAACGTGGTTTAACACCATCAGTTCTGACGACGGTCTTTTGCTGACTCTCGCTTGGTTTGAGACGAATAAGGATTTTTTCGTCCAGCGGGTTCTACCGAGGATACAGCACCTGCTTCCGAAGAACTCGACTGGTTCGACATCCTCACCATCCTCATCGGAGCCGGCCACAGAAGAAACGATATCGACTTCTACACAATAGGGCAGATAAACGGCTTCTTGGACGCTATTTTAAAAGCTAACAAGAAAAAGAGTAAGAATGCAGCTAAACTTACTCGCCTTGCAGTGTGGGGATCGGACGATAGTTTTAATGAGTTTTTAGAAGGGAAATAAGATGTCCGAAATGTCGATCAGGATGGTTGCCTCTCTGGTGGATACCGCCACACCAGGCCTGACGGCGTTCGTCAATATACTCGAATCGCTGGGCCCAAAAGTAACGGGCCTGGCGAATCGTTTTAACACGTTAGAAAGAAACATAGCGAAGGTTGGTACAGCTTTAGAAAGCTCTACTCCTAACCTCGAAAAATTCTCAGGATCTGTTGACAAAGTTAATGTCTCAACAGGTACGCTCGAAAAGTCACTTGGAGCTCTTCCAGGTGTTGTAGATTCGTTAGTTTCATCACTCCAGTCTGCTTCCAGAGTCATTGAGCAGGTTGCCGGAACGCTAAACACGCTCTCCTCCGCATCAAAGAAAGCTTCTGATAATGTTGGGGGAGCAACCTCAAGTTTGTCAGCTATGGGGAACGTTGTAAATGGCGTTACGACCCAAGTACGCACGTTACACGGCGTTATGGAGGGGCTGGCGGCGCAATGGGCTTCAATGAAGATCTTTGAAGCCGGCAAAGCGTCAGTGGATGAAGCGTCTGAATTCCAGCTTGTACAAAAGAAGGTAGCTGCACTCAACTTCGGGCAAGGACAAAATGCAGAAATACAGAAAGACGCGAATGACTTAGCAAAACGCATGGGCATCTCCGTTCGTGAAGGACTAGAAGCCTACATGAGTGCGATCTCTGGCCTCGCAGTAACAGACTACACAGGTAGCAAGAAGGCAATCCAAGCAACCCTGGACGAAGCTATTAAGACAGCTATCATCCTTCGGTTGCGAGGTGATACGTCGTCTATTAAAGATTTAACGAGAAACCTTTATGGTGTCGTAGAGGCTCGTGGACAAACCAGTGATCCGGAAGCTGCCATTCGTACGATGGAGCTTATCCAAAAGAACAGCGTAGCAACAGGTGGGAAATTAACTACAAAAGACGTTGAAACAATCTTCCGTCAATTGAAGGACGGCCTAGGCACAACTATCAGCGATGACGGTATGCTTCGTGTTTTCGCCCTTGCCAATCAGATGAAAGCATCTGGTTCAGGCGGAGGCGGAGGCGGAGGTATGGGTGTATCTCAAGCAGGCACCGCTGTAACGCAGGTCTATAAATGGGCCGCAGGAGGTGTCTTAAATAAAGACGCTATCAGAACTCTGGAAGCGATGGGGTACATAAAGCAAGACGCTTCTCGAGATGATAGTGGCACAACAAAAGATAACATCGCTCCAGGGTCTATCAAGAATGCCGCTTTAGCAGTTTCTGATCCAATGCTGTTCCTTGAGCAGATGGCTCCATATGCTTTAGCTCTTGCGATGAAAAACAAAGATTTATTCTTTGGTGCTGCATCAACGGATGATCCAAAAGCTATTGACGAGGCTCTGTCAAAAGTCGCAATGCTATTGTTTAAGAACGTCAATCAAGCGAACATGGCGGTGCAGGCATGGAATCCAGGCTCTGCTTCACGGATTGAGTCTGAAGTAAAATTGACGAACCAATCCAAAGGAACTGACGAAGCTAAGAAAGACATTGAAGAAACCTATAGAAGAAATGTAGAGAAATTTGACGCTGCGGTAAAGACGTTTGAGACAACTGTGGGAACGACTCTACTTCCCATAATTACTCCTGTCGTTGTTGCTCTTACAGATCTTCTTGGATTCTTTGACCGAGTAGCTGCCGCGAACCCTGTAGCAACTACGCTTACACAGATCGCACTCGCAGTAAGTGCTCTTGGCCTCGCGTTGTTCTCATTACAGAAGATGTTTGGTGTCTTTACGATGATAAGTACTTTCGCGGGGTACCTAACTGCCGTAGGTCCTGCTGCCACTGTCGCCGCAGAGGGTGCGGGTGCTGTCGCGGTTGCTGCCACGAGCCTTACAGGCGTTCTAATGACTTGTATGAAGGTCCTGGGCAGAGCGGCAGGTATTGTTGGCGCATTAATCCTACTCTATGATACTCTTCTCATGGTGATGGACGTAAAGGTCTGGGGCGTTACTGTAGGTACATGGTTCGCTTCGTGGGTTGATGCTGTAAGCAAAGATGTCGATCGTCTCAAAGTTGGGTTCAAGGAGCTATTCGGAGTTACATCCAGCTCGGAAGCTAAGAAGATGCGTGAGGAAATCGACGCTCTTCAAAAGCGAAATCGTGAGGCTAACGGTATTTACGACGACCCCTCAAAGGATTCTAAGAGCCCTCGCGTCAGTGTAGGTAAGATTACACAGATAGGCGCAACTAAGGAAGCTCCTAAGGAGTCTGCTGAGGTTTCAAAAGAAAAGGCTCTACTAGAACAATTAAAAGCAGAGGCTGCTAAACTCGAAGCAAAGATACTTGACCTAAAGAAACCTGTTCGTGGTTACAATACCATTGCAGGACAGGATCAGCAGGAAGTGCGTATTGAAGAGTCAGGTATGAGGGCTGACCTAAAAATCCTGGACGCTGAAAGAAAAGCCGCCCTTGTGTCAGACGAGGAATATTACAGGCGGAAAGAAGAGATCCTAAACACACGCTACGACGCCATGATCTCATCTTTGAGGCAAAAACTCAAAGATCTTAGGCCAAATCAGTTAGCGCAACGAGACAAAGCAAAAACAGACATTGATATTAAAGAACAAGAAAAAGCTGCGGCACTTGAGTCAATGGGTTCTGATAAAGAGCGTTCTGCAACTGAGTATAAAGTCGCTATGGCTAAGGTTGAGTCCATTCTTGACGAAGCCCAGGGTCGCAGGCATGAAGCTCGTTTAGATAGGCTGAAACAAGAACTTATCTTACTTGAGAAACGTGCCACGCTCAATGGAAAGTCTGATGATGTTGCGAAGATACAAAAAGCAATGTCGACAACCAATGCAGCTATCGGGTATGAAGATACTTTCAGGGATTACGAAAAAGTAAATAATAAAGTAATCCAGCAAATGGATATCATTGACGCCAAAGTTAAGGCGGGAATGATGACTGAAACAGATGCAGCGAATCAGAAGTATGAGTTACGTAGAACAGAGGCAGCGCAGTTGGATGAGATCCTAGCGAAGCTGACTGATCTCGCTGCTGCAACAGGCGATGAAAAATTGACTCAGAAGATTGAACTTCTGAAGATTCAGATGCAAGGTTACGCAACCGCTCTTTCGCCAACAGCAACAAAGATGAAGGGTATTCTCGAGAATGGATTCTCAACGTTCTTCACAGACATCACAAGCAAGAATAAATCCCTGAAAGCGTCATTCCAGGATCTATTCAATAGCATCCAAGCAGGTGTTATGCAGTTAATCTCGAAGCAACTGTCTGAACAACTCTTTAAGAGTTTATTTGGAGGAAGCGGAGCGACATCAGGGGGTGCAGGGGGAGGCGGACTTTTCGGTGGGCTTTTCGGAAGTTTATTTGGTGGCGGAGGGGACGTTCCTGTAACAGCGGCGTCTAGTGCTAACGTATCCGCTATGCAAGCGGAAGCTGCACTTGAGCTCGCATCTTTTGATGTAGGAACGAATCGCGTACCCTTTGACATGATCGCAAAAGTTCATAAAGATGAGATCATCGTTCCAGCAGGCGACAGAGATAAAGCCATTGCTGCATGGTCAGGCGGTTCTAGCGGGGGCGGTGTAAGTGTCACAAATCATTTTACTGTCCAAGGAAACGTGGATAGAAGAACACAGGCGCAGATCGCCGCTTATGCTGCTCGATCTGTTCAAAGCGCACAAAGGAATTTATAATGACTCCGTTTTCCGAAATAAGGTTTGAGACAGGGTATATCATCCTTAACACCCAAGGGGGTGTCGAGTACAGTACAGACATCGTAGAAGTGGGCAGCGGTGCTGAATCAAGAAACCAGAATTGGCAGTATCCAAAGGGCGCATGGGATTTCGGTGATAGAAAACTCCCTGACACAGAATTGGATGAGATTGTTCGTTTCTTTCGTGCTAGGAAAGGCAGAACTCAGGGTTTCCGCTTCAAGGACTGGGGTGACTTCAAAGACGGCGGGTCAGGTGTCTTAGGGCTAACGGGCGTCGCTGATGGTACCGCCGGGCCGTTTCAAATGGTCAAGAATTACTCAAGCGGAGCAGAAACTGACCAGAGACTTATAAGAAAACCTGTTACAGGAACGATAAACGTTTTTGTTGCAGGAACAAAACTCTCTACTTCATTCTGGTCTATTGATTATACTACGGGGATGATTACCTTTCTTAGTGGGCACATTCCAGCAAACGGACAAATTATCACTTGGACAGGTGAGTTTGATGTTCCTGTTCGGTTTGATGCTGACAAACTTTCCTATAGGTTTGACTCAACTGTAACGTCTTCTCCCGGAGTTGTTGTAAAAGCCTATTTCTACATCGCCAATCTTCCACTGATTGAGGTCAGAGCGTGAAAACTCTCACGACCGCCCTCAAAGCGCACTATGCCCAGGAAGTGACGACAATCGCCACTTGCTGGCTCTGCGAGCTAACAAATTCCACTGTGCTTGGTTTTACGGACGCAGCGACAGATCTGTTGATAAGTGGTGTGACCTACAGTGCGATGACCGGATTCACACCTAGCGCGACTCAAACGTCAGGCAAATTCGATGTAGATAATCTTGAAGTTCAAGGTGTTCTCAGTAGCAGTATAATTCGCGAAGTAGACTTGATTGCAGGTGTGTGGGATTACGCGAAAGTATCCGTTTTTGAAGTAAATTACATGGACCTTTCTATGGGGATAAACCCTATACGGAACGGGTACCTGGGTCAAGTAAGTACGATCAGGAACAAATTCTCTGCTGAGATTCGTGGATTACTTCAATACTTCCAACAACCCGTAGGAAGGTCATTGACATATATCTGTGATGCGAATTTCTGTGATGCCCGGTGTGGACTATCAAAGGCCTCCTGGACTTCGTCAGGTGTAATAAACAGTTTGACAGGTGGAAGAACAATAAATGCAACTCTTGCTAATCCCTCCTGGAGTTTTATAGGTGGCCTCCTTACTATGACCTCAGGTCCAGCAAACGGGTTTTCAATGGAGATTAGAAGTTACACCTCGCCCAATACACTTGTGTTACAGGAGCTCTTTCCTTACTCACCTATGGTTGGCGATACATTCGCTATTCTTGCAGGGTGTGACAAATTCAGAGCCACCTGTAAGGCATACAACAATATAATCAATTTCCGTGGATTTGCTGACCTTCCCGGAATGGACAAAGTTTTCTCAGGTACCTGATATGACTACCAAAGAAGAATTCGTCGAAGAAGTAAGATCATGGATAGATACCCCATTCCATCATGGCGCTCGCGTAAAAGGTGCTGGATGTGACTGTGTGGGTCTTGTTGTTGGTGCGTGTAACAATCTAGGATTGCCCGTAACAGATTTAAGGGCGTACCCCAAACAACCCATCGATGGTCTTTTTGAGAAGTACGTTGATTCTCAGACCATTGAAGTTCAGCCCGATGACATACAGTTGGGAGACCTTCTCAAATTCAGATTCAAAGATGAGCAACAGCATCTGGCTGTTGTTACTCAGATTGAACCTTGTGTCAGAATAACACACTCGTTCTCCGCCCCTAAGAAATGCGTAGAAACAGATTACGATGAGATCTGGCAAAAGCGATTGGCCGGAATCAGAAGGTTGCCGGTGCTAAACAATGGCTAATTTAGTCTTAGGCGCTGTGGGTGCTGTTATAGGTTGGTTTGCAGGTGGCCCCGCAGGAGCATTCCAAGGGTTCATGATAGGCTACAGTGTAGGAAACGCTGTTGATCCTCCAAAAGGTCCTGATAGCACTGCCATAGGCCCGAGGTTGTCAGACTCCCGTGTCCAGAGTTCAACGTTCGGTCTTGATATACCAATGGCATTTAACTCTACGCGTCTCGCGGGTAATATTATCTGGCAGATGCCTGTAAAAGAAACCCAGCACAGCGATACGACAGGCGGCGGGGGTAAGGGCGGAGCACCATCTCAAGGTGCAACGACAACCATTACTTACACCTACTCTATTGATATGGCAATCGCCATTTGTCAGGGTCCCGGGGTGCAACTAAAAAAGATATGGGCAAATGGTTCCCTAATCTACGATGTAACGAATGACACAGGTTCTGTAGCATTCTCATGGCATGACGGAAGCGAAACACAAACTCCTGACAGCTATATGCAGAGCTTCGTAGGTGTCAATGATACGTGTGCTTTCCGTGGAACAGCGTATATCGTATTTCACGATCATCAACTCGCTCACTACGGAAATACGACTCCAAACTTTGAGTTCGAGGTCTATGTTCCGTTTGCCACCTTGGGTGACATAGTAGCATATCTCTGTCAGCAAACAGGAATGACGTCTGATCAGTACGATGTATCTGCGTTGACTGATACCGTCAAGGGATACAAGGTTAGTACGCGAGGAACGATTCGACAAGCCATTGAGCCACTAGCAGACGTCTTTACATTTGACGGAGTGGAATCAAACGGCCTTGTAAAATTCGTCAAAAGAGGAAATCCCGCACTTGCCGCGACAATTCAGCAAGATGATCTTGATGCAAGGTCGAGTGGAACTGAGCCTGGAGATCTCTTAAAAGTTACTCGCGCCATGGATATGGAACTGCCCTATGAAGTGGGCGTCCTATTCATGAATGTGGACAATTCGTTCCAGGTGGGACAGCAGTATGCTCGTAGATTAAATACAAAGAGCAGAATGCAAGTCAAACTGAATGTACCCATAACCATGACCTTAACAGATGCGACTGTTATAGCAGAAACCAAGCTGCACTATACGTGGATTGCACGACACGCTTATGAATTGACTGTAGGCAGGAAATACACTTATCTAGAGCCCACAGACATCATTGACGTCGTAAAGAACGGCTTGAACTTCCCAATGCGGATTCTGTCAAAAGAAGAGTCCAAACCCGGCCTGATAAAGTTAACCGCTACTTCTGAAGATTCGGGCATATGGAATTACACCGCGCCGACATGGATTGATACACCCACGCTACCTACATTTTTCGGTGCAGAACCAGGGTCAGCACAAGCACCAATAATCCTGGACGCACCGAAAACTAACGTCGCAACAGGTTGCGAGCTTATTGTAGGGGTCTGTGGGGCCTCAGCAGATTGGGGTGGATGTAACGTCTGGGTATCTCTTGACGGTCTTGAGTATTCTCGCGCAGGCAGCGTTCGGGGAAATTCGAAGATGGGTGTCACGTCCTCAACCCTGCCTGATCACGTAGACCCAGACACAACGAATACACTTAACATAAATCTATCTGTATCAAAAGGATCTATCACATCCGTAGCCCAGGAAGTGTCTGATGCTGAAGTGACGATATGCTACCTTGGTGGAGAAATGATCTCTTATCGAGATGCTTCTTTGTTGAGCGCGAACAATTACGCACTATCCACTCTTCATAGAGCCCTTCAGTCGACACCACACTCCGCCCATGCGTCGGGTATCCCATTCCTAGTAATAGATCAAAATGTATTCCGTTATCCTTACTCACCTAATCAAGTAGGGAAGACAGTTCACCTGAAATTTACGGGATACAATACCCACTTCTTGGCGGAGCAATTCATTGGGGATGTTCCCGCATACAGCTACACATTGCAAGGACCTCTTGTTCCAGGCATAGGGACGTTGGCTCTTGCGAATCCGTGGACAGGCCGCGACGTGGCTTTAACATGGACTAGCGATTCTGAAACATACCAGATGGAAGTCAAGCACGGCTCAACTTCTCTCCGCATAGTTAGCGACATAAAGAACAAAACGTTCATTTACACTTTTGAGGACATGTGGGCGGACACAGCAGGTGTTCCTGTAAGGACATTAACGTTTGTCCTTACTGCGAAGTCAGTTGGAGTAGCGACAACACAGTCTCAGATAACTGTGTCTAATCCACAAGTTGCAGCGGCAACCTCCGTAAATGTTTATGCTACGATTGAAGGGATTAGTGCAAAATGCGCGAAACCTACTGACCTTGATTTTTCAGGACTCAGTGTCTGGATGTCTGTGACCTCTGGGTTTGACCCTGCTGCAACGACGCCTGTTTACTCAGGACCTGATGTTTCTTTTTTACAGTATGGACTAACTGCTGGTGATGTTTACTATGTTCGTCTCGGCCTTTATGACGTTTTTGGCAAAGACAGTATGGTTATCTCAAACGAGATCACAGTAACCGTTCGCGGAATGACTTCAGACCCTGTCGCTACTCTCGCCGCGATAAATGCGATATTAGAAGCAGGTACAGGTCAGATAACAATGGTGCCTGGAGGGCTGGCAGTTGTCGCTCCTGATGGTACGCATTATCCTTTCGCAGTTGTCGACACAGGTGGGGGCGTTTATAAGATTCTATTGAATAGCGACGTTCTTATTGGTGGCAACGTAGATATTGCGAACCTTAAATCAGGCGCGCTCCCAAGCGACGTTATAATGTCCCTCGGTGGTGGAACAATACAACTGGACGGTCAAGGAGAGATTCGTGTAAGTAACGGTACGGGAGCAAATGCAGATTTTGTATCTTTAACGTCAGGACAGATAACCTTTGAGATGTACATTGCTGCACTAGGGCAATACAGAGTCTATAATTTCTTGTCAAGAATAGAAACCGGAGTAGCAAGTAATAATGTAGTAGTGACGATCGACGGTTATTGGAAAGCCCAACCTAAGATTATTGTATCTCCCGCTGTCCTTTCTTTATACAGTCAGCTATATAAAACCCAAGATCAATCTATCTCTTGTACAGCTCTGAATGTACAAGAAACAGTTACAGATTCTAAAAGGTACCAATTCACCCCTGTCGCGACACTTAACCTTGCGGCTTATTCAGGGTCAAGCGGGGCGATAAATGTCACGTCTGGAGCCATCGCCACAAACAGTTTCACGACACCTACGCAAACAACTGTCGCAAATTGTAACAAGATAACTCCAACCGTCAGTGTTCAGAGCCAACGCGGGAATGGCGCAGGCAGATGGTATCACAGGACGATCAGGTGGCGTGTAGAGTATTATAACGCAAGCGCATGGGTACAGACCGCAGCTTGGCGAAATGTGCTGATGGGCGAGCAGTACAGTGCGGTTACAGACTCCGTTCTCTTTACCTTCCCCTCGTCGGCAGCTTGGCAGTGGCGCATTGCTTATGAAGCGTTCGATACGGATGCGGTAGTGTGGGGTACGATAAGCTATACCTACCCCACAC